CGGCCTGCTCATAGGCATGGATGAAATGCTCCGGCCCGGCGAGGATGCCGAGATGTTTCGCCACCACATCGGCGCGCCAGCGAAACAGCAGCATGTCTCCGGGCTGCGCCGCTTCCATGTCCGGCACCGTCAGAAAATGGCGCTTCGCCGCCGCCACCAGCCGGTCCTCGCCGCCACGTTCGGCCCAATCAGGCGCATAGGGCGGCGGCAATTCCGGTTCGTGCCCGTAAAGTCCGCGCCAGATGCCGCGAATGAGGCCGAGGCAATCGCAGCCGACACCCAACAACGAGGCCTGGTGCCTGTAGGGCGTGCCGATCCAGCTTTCGGCCAGCGCCAGCGCTTTTTGTGCCGTATCGCTCATGGAAACAGTACTCCGCCGTCGTGGCTCTGGCCGCCGCTTGCGTAGGAATAGGCAAAATCCGCCCCCGGCAGATGCGGAAAGCCCCGGAAATTCAGGTGATTGCCGAACTTCGCCTTGCAGGTGGCGAAACTCTTGTCGCAGCCGGCAGTCACCGAAAAGCGGTCTCCCGGCGACGGCATCCGGTCCGGTGTCAGCCAGAAGGAAAGAAGCGCACCGCCGTCACGCCGCTCGTGGCCGTCGAGGTCGAAAGCCTTGCCGGCGAGACTGCCGGTCAAAAATCCGAGCTTGCCCCGGCTGAAGAAACCCTCGGCAAAAGCATCGAGCCCGGAGACCCGCAGTTTGCCCGAAACATCCACCGCCGCCACGCTGCCATGGCCGGTGAACCGTGTGAGATCGACACCGCAACGCCCGTCACCCAGCGCGGCATCGCAGCGCCGCCCATAGCTCCTGCCCTGCGGTTGGCCAAGGCGATGAGCAATGCTGCGCAATTCGGCGCGGAAGGCCCCGCCCGCCCGCGTCACCTCGCCGATCTCGCGCAGGCTCAGCAGCACATGCTCATCCGGCGCCTGCCAGTTGACGAGGAAAAGTTCCACCTTGGCGCCGTCGAAGCGACCGGCGGCAAGATCGTCTTCGGCAATCGCCTCGCTCGAAAAACCACCCGCCACCTCGCCGGCGCTCGCGCCAAGCCCTGTTTCGCTGTCGCTGTCGCTTGCCGAAAAACCACTGGCAGCGAGATAGGATGTGCCGCCGAAGGATAGCGTCTCGTCGTGGTCGGTAAACCCCATCACGACGCCATCCTTCAACGTCACCCGCCAGCAATGGCAGGTGGTCGTCGCATCCGCTTTCAGATGATCGGCAAGGGAAGCTGGCAGGGTCTTCATGGCAGGATTTCCATCAGCGGAATGGAGGGAATGCGGCCGGCTTCAAAGGCGGTCACGTTGATGTCGATGCGGTCGATGGCGAAGCGCACGGGCACGTCGAATTCAAAACCGGCGCGGATCACCGCACCGGCGGGCGGCGCACGCCCCGCCCGGAATGTCACCATGCCGGTCGCATGATCGACGGACAGATCGGTCGGCGCGGCCTTCACCCCCTCGACCGAAACGATGACCGACCCTTCGACCGGCTTGTCGATCCGCCGCGAGAATGAGCCGCCGGCATCGGCATAGGTCTTCAAGAGCTGAAAAACCGTCGCCACCCCGTCACCTGTGCCGATCCTCTGGTCAGTCGCGGCGGGCGTCACGCCCGGCGGGCAGGATTTGAAATCCACCGGATCGCGAAAACGGAAACCATAAAGCTCCCCGCGCCGCGCCTCGAAAAAAGCCAGCACCTCGTAGAGATCTGTGACGGAGCGGATGCCGGAGCCGGCATCATAGGCTCGCCTGGCATTCCGCCAGCGCTGGTTGCGGTTCTCCCGGCCGTTGGACAGATTGACGATGTCGGTGCGCCGCATGGGCCCGCCGCTGACGCCGAGCGCCAGCCGCAGCGGAAACCGCACTTCATGAAATGCCGCCATGTGGTTGTTCCTGGATTCATTTTGCTCGTTGGGACGTAGGAGAAGCGGGCAGCGCCCGCGTCACAATCCCCGCTGGCCACGCCCGACGCTGCGCGCCAGCATCGCGGCAATCTGCCCTTCACTTTTGCGGAAACTCGCCGCATCGGTGGCCGTCACGTTAAAAACGATCTGCGCCCCGCCGCCGCCGGAGGGTGCGGCGACACCGAGAGCACCGTCCGAACCACGCTTCAGCGGCAGGATTGCCTCCGCCCCCGCTTCCCCCATCAGTCCAAGCCCGCCGCCCATCGGGAAAAAGGCGGGGCTCGAAACGACCCCACCCTCCGCAAAAGGCGTGATGGCGCGCCCCGGCACACCTCCCTCGGCAAAGGCAAAGAGCGACCCGCCGCCATTCAACAGCCCGCCGACGGCATTGCCGATCATGTTCTCCAGCGGCTTCAGCCCGGCCGAAAGCGCAATGCCCGACAGCCGCTGCCCGAGTCCGCGCAACACATCGTCCAGCCCCTTTCCGCCCGTCGTCGCTGCCTGCAAGGCGGAGGTTAGCGCCGCCCCGAACCGCTCCGAGCGCCGTTCGAGATCACCCATCACCTCGGAAAGCGCTTCCGCCTCCTCCCGGTTCTCCGCAATCGATCCTTCGCCCGCCATCGCGCTTGCCTTTCTGATTCAACTGGGGAATGCATGGTGCTGAAATAGCTTTTTAAAAAACCATTGCTTCAGCCAAGTCCTTTCAAAACCCAACTTCATGGGTTATGTTTATCGTGGTCACCGTTCTGCGCCAGCATGGCATGCGTTTTGTTATCTACACGGCCGATCACGAGCCGCCGCACGCCCATGTCTATGGAGAGGGTGAAGCCCGTATCGATATCGTCAGCCTCACCGTTCTCACGCAGGGCGGCATGTCGGACCGGGACGTTCGTCGCGCCGTTGCCGTGATCGAAGAGAAGCGGACGCTGTTTTTGGAAACCTGGAGACGATATCATGGTTGATGTCAGCGACACCGAACTCGCGGCCGCCAGGGAGCGCTGGCAACAGGAGCGCGCCGGGCGTCCCATTCCGGTTTCCGTGCGTTTCGAAGCGGCGTCGGCGCGCGTCATCGTCGATTTCACCAATGGCGCCTGTTTCATGTTTCCGGCGCGGGCGCTGGAAGGCTTGCAGGACGCCACCGCAGAGCAACTCGCCGAAGTCGAACTTCTCGGCGAGACCGGCCTGCATTGGAAGAACCTCGATGTCGACTATACGATCGCCGGCCTGATGAACGGCATCTTTGGCAGCCGCACCTTCATGGCAGCGCAGCGCAAGGGCGGGCAATCCCGTTCCCCGGCCAAGACGGCCGCCAGCCGCGCCAACGGTGCGAAGGGCGGCCGGCCGCGAAAGAGGCCCTGACGCCATCAACCATCCGGAAACCGCCGCATCATCGCCTTCATTGCCTGACGATCAGGACCCTGCGGAACGACGTAACCGCCCGTCATCGCGAAGAACTCCTTCGGTGTCAGCCGCCAGAAAGTCTCAGAAGAAAGCCGCAGCAGGCAGAGGCCGGCATGGATGACCGCCGGCCAGGGAAAGGGGCGTGTTGCCGCCTCGCCTGCTGCGGCATTCAAGGGTCCGGTGTTGCGCCATCCTTCAGGCCGCCGAAGGTGGCGGTCAGGAGATCGGCGACGATCGCGGCGTGGCCGGCAATGCCGCCTTCCACCGTCGCTGTGGCCACATCCTCATCGGAAAAGACGTTGCCAGCACCGCGCAGGCCCGCGCCGATGACCCGGATCATGTCGGCGGCCTTCATGCGGCCGCTGGCGAAACGCCCGGCGAGCGCGGTGAGGTCGTCGGCTGCAAAGGCGGTTTCGAGTTCGGCAAGCGCGCCGAGCGTCAGGCACAGGATGCGCCTTTCGCCGTCGATCAGCGCCTCTATCTCGCCACGATGACGGTTCGCCCGTCCGTAACGCAAACGCTCAGGCATCACAGCACTCCGAATGTGAGAAGACCGGCGGATTCCAGCGCGATCTCGAATTGCACCTCGCCATCGTGGCGGCCCGAATATTCGAGCGCCACGATCTGGAACGGTCCGGCGATGGTGCCGAAATCGGGAATGACGATCTGCCAGCCCGGAATGGTGCCGGCGAAAAACGCGCCGCGCACCAGTGCATCGCTAGCCGCGTCCTTGAAGATGCCCGACGCCGTCAGCGCGGCCCTCTGCACGCCAGCACCCGCCAGCAACTCGCGCCAGCGCCCGGCGCTTTCGCCGTCGGTAATGTCCACCGCCTGGGCGTTAAAGGCCAGCCGCTGGGTTCTGAGCCCGGCAACAGTGACATATGTTCCGGTATTGTTGAATTTCAGCAGAAAATCCTTACCCTTCTGCGCGACCATCATGTTTCCTTCCGTTTCGATTGCGGTTGCAGGGTTTTGCGGCCTGCGACCAAAAATGTTCCTTCCTCTCGCATTCAGCGATCTTGCCATGTCCGATGCTGCCTCCCTGACGTCCCGTACACGCCTTATCGGCGTGCTTGCGCTCGGACAGGTCGTTAGCTGGGGTTCGGGTTTCGACATGCTGGCCATTCTTGGTCCACGGATCGGCAGCGAGCTGCACCTCTCCAATGAAGTCGTTTTTTTGGGTCTCACCGTCATGATGACGATCAGCGCGCTCTGCGGGCCGCTGCTTGGGCGCATGCTCGTGCGACACGGCGCGGCCCCCGTGCTGGTGACAGGCACCATTCTCTTTGCGGCTGGCTTCGGCTTGCTTGCCTCTGCGGGCGGCGTAGTGAGCTATCTTATCGGCTGGGCCGTGATGGGGCTTGCGGGAACATGCGGGTTGACGACGGCGGCCCATACGGCGGTGGTGGAACGCGTCGGGGCGGAAAGCCGCCGTTCGCTGACGTTGCTCATGGTGTTCACCGGCCTTTCGGGCGCTGTTTTTCTGCCTTTCACCGCCTTTGCAGACCAGCATCTTGGCTGGCGCGGCACCCTTATCCTTTACGGCTGTCTTCAGCTTTTCGTGCTTCTGCCGCTTTACCTTTTCGTTCTTCCGCAAAGAACGGCACCCAATACCGACCACAGCTTGAAAACCGCAGATGCCCCAAAGGTGCCAGTCGATACGCGTCGCGCATTTTTACTTCTGGCAGCGATGACGACGCTCAGCGCCTTCACCGCCTTTGGCCTCTCACCGCTCCTGCCGTTGCTGCTGGTTCATTCCGGCGCTTCGCAAGCCCTTGCCATCCAGCTGGCGTCGGTACGCAGCGTGCTTGCCATAACGGCACGCGGGCTGGATTTCCTGCTCGGGAAACGCGGCAATCCCTTTGTCACTTGCATGATCGGCCTCTGTCTGCTGCTCGTTTCTTTCGTGCTGCTGATTGGCTTTTCGCCGGCCATGCCTGCCTTCATCGGCTTCATCGCCTTTTTCGGCTTTGGTGCGGGTGTGCTGACGGTCAGCCGCGCCGTGCTGCCGCTTGCGGTGTTTTCTCCCACACAATATGGCCTTCAGGCTGCCCGCATCTCGCTTCCGCAAAATCTGGCCATTGCCGTTGCGCCGGTCATTTTCACCATGGCACTGGATCGCGGCGGCGTGAGCGCCATGCTGGGCATCGCCTCCATTCTGATCGGCCTTTCCGTGCTGCTGCTGATTCTGTTATGGAGAACAGTCAGACAGGGGGCCTGACGCAACGCTATTCCGTCACGGCCCTGAAACGCATCTCCGAAACAAAATTCCGGGTCTTCGCCTCGCGCCGCGAGCGGCTGGAGAGAAACTGCAGATTGACAAGCGAGGCACCCGCAATCGGCAGCGCCGCATCATCGAGCAGGTTCTTCAGGCGAGCGGCGATCTCTCCGGCCCCCTTGCGGCCATTGGCATCGCTCCAGATTTGCAGCGACAGGAAATGCTCCTCGGCCTTTTCCGTCGCCGTCGAATAGTCCCGGCTTTCAAGATCGCCGAGCACGATGCACGGCAGAACAGCGT